GGTGATTTGACTTGCGTTGTTTTTTTACACGAAATCAAAATAAAAGTTTATGGCACAAAAAATTGAAAACATAAAAACGGCAGAACTAATACCATACGCAGGCAATACACGAACGCATGACGAAAAACAAGTTGCGCAAGTAGCAGCGAGCATAAAAGAATTTGGTTTCACGAATCCAATATTGATTGACGGCAGCAATGGAATCATAGCTGGGCATGGTCGTTTGCTAGCTGCACAAAAACTTGGCATGGAACAAGTGCCTTGCATAAGGCTTTCACACCTAACCGATGCGCAGCGTAGGGCATATGTGATTGCCGACAACAAACTGGCATTGAACGCAGGCTGGGATGAAGACGCATTGGCTGTTGAAATAGAACGACTGCTGGAAGATGGCTTTGATTTAGATTTAACCGGATTTGGTGAAGAAGAAATTGCCGAGTTTTTAAAAGACGAAGAAACTGACGGCCAAACAGATGAAGATGAAGTGCCAGAAGTAGCCGATCAAGTTGTGGCCGTAGAAGGTGACATTTGGCTGCTTGGAAATCACAGGTTAATGTGCGGAGACAGCATAAGCATAAGTGCGGTAAACAAATTATTGAACGGCAATAAATCTGATATGGTTTTTACTGATCCTCCATACAATGCTGATTATTCATCACGTGTTGATAAAAAAAGAAGAAAACCTTGGGGCGGAATAATAAACGATAATATGTCTGTTGAAGCGTTTGATAATTTCCTAATTGATTTGAACGCAATATTATGGGAAGTAACCAACGATGGCAGCTCAATATATGAGTGCATAGATTGGAAGCGTTATCCACAAATGGCTAATATTTTTGCAGAAGCTTTCAATCATAAAGCCATGATTGTTTGGAATAAAAACTATTTTGGCCTTGGCACTTATTACAGGACAAAGCATGAAATTATTTTGTTTGGTGTTAAAGGCGAAAAGTTAAACACTTGGAACGCAAATCATAATGAAATGGATGTTTGGGACATAGACAGAGAAAAAGTTAGCAATTATGAACATCCTACACAAAAACCTGTTACTATTCCAGAGCGTGCTATTTTAAACAGCAGCAAAACTGGCAATATAATTTTAGATATATTTGGCGGTAGCGGTTCAACGCTTATTGCTTGTGAAAAAACTAAACGTAAGTGCTGCATGATGGAACTTGATCCTAAATACATTGATGTAATTATTAAACGTTGGCAGCAGTTTACCGGCAAGCAGGCAACCAATGAAGCAACTGGCAAAACCTTTGCTGACACAGAAGCCAAAATGAAAGGCAACCCGGTAGATGGATGATAAGCAAATACCATTTGACGCTATACGTAAGCGCAACATTGCCAACATACTTGCCAAGGTGCAGGCAGGTAAATCTTTGACCGCAGCCGAAAAACGCACACTAGATGACGAGGAGGCAAGAAGTAGCGGCAAGCGTAAGAAGCGCACGATTGCACAAATGGCAAAGGAATATCGTGTGTCTGTTACAACAATCAATAGGTGGGTAAAGGCAGGTGCGCCATTTGAAAGCGATGCCGACATGAATGCTTATGTTATGAAGCAAAAGCATATTCCTAAAGAATTTATTAAATGGCAGATTGAAAAAGGATTTACTAAGTTTGAAGATGAACAAACAAGCGAAGACATAGGTGACGAATTTGAAAGCCAAAACAAATTGCGTGACTTTTATTTTTTGAAGTTGAGTGCTGCGGCTAAACGCAATGACCAAAACCAAATTAAATATTGGAATGAATTGCTGTTAAAAACTGACGAAAGCATTAGGCGCACAGAAGCACACCAAAAAAAGCTAGGTTTAGAAAGCGGTGAAACGATTGACCGGGTCGAGGTTGAGCGCATTTTGGGTGCGGTTATATATGCAGGTAATGCCTGCGTGCGTGCGCAGATCAAACAAATAGCCGAGGTGCTAGCGGCCGAGACATCGCCAGCCGAGATATACGAAACCTTGTCACCTGCTATTCTTGGCGGCCGTATATTTGAAGGGTTTAAGGCAGTAGCTAAAGCAGACAGCGAAGTTAAGCTGCCCGGTTGGGTCATTGCTTGCGTGCAAAGCGAAGGTGAAAACTATTTGGAGGGCGTAGATGTTGCTGCTGGATAAATACCGCAAGGTTGATGCAAGCAAATGGTGTAGCCGCAACATTAGCCTAGATTATGGCAAATTTATTGCCGCATGGCATCCATTGATGATTGAGCCGTTGCGGGCATTGTCTAACAGCCGTGGCAAGGTAATTGGCTTAATCGGGTCGGTGCAGCACATCAAAACGCTAACTGCGCAGTTGTGGCATCTTTACAGTTTGCAGGTAGAACCCGGCCGTGCGGCAATGTATGATTTGACCGAAGCCGCATTAAAAGAATTTAGTGACGACAAATTTACACCACTTATTGACTCAACCGATGCGGTGTTGCGGCTAATACCAAACCAGCCGTATCGCAGAACCAAGTTTTTTACGTCAACCAATTATGGCGCAATACGATTGTTGTCGGCTAACGTGCTAGCAGCCCGGAACTCCAAAACTCTAGAACGTATCAGCGCAGATGAAGCTTGGGCGTATGGCGAGAACTGGTTGGATCAGATAAAAGACCGCATGAGCAGTTACACATGGAGTTGGCAAATGTTTTTGCCTACATCTGGCCAAACCAAAGGCAGCGAGTTGGACAATATGTGGGACAGGTCGCAGAAAAAGACATGGCACGTGCAATGTGATTGTTGTGGTGAATACATACCATACATCTGGCGGCAAAAAGCCGTTGGCGATAATATCCCGGTTGGCGGTATGCGTTGGGCAGCTAGCGAAGAATACACAAACAGCGATGGTCACATTGATTTTACTAAACTAGCAGCGTCAGTTTATTACGAATGCCAGTTGTGCGGTGGGAAGATGGAAGCCGATACCGCAAAGCAAAAGGTGCGCAACACAACCGGTAAATATGTTGCGCTGAACCCGGAAGGGGACGAAAACCTAGACTTTTACCATTACAACGCAATGGCGCACGTATCTTGGCAAAACTTAGTTGAGCAATTCAAACTAGCGCAAATAGATCGTGAGCGTGGGTCGTTAGACGCATTGGAAAATTTTGTGCGCAAGCGTTTGGCAGAATCTTGGGACTCAGCGCAATACGTTTCAGCCGATGTGCAAGCTACGGCCGCAGGCGGCTACAATTTAAAAACAAAGTGGGATGCTAACAACCAATTTATCTTTTGCACCATTGACGTTCAAAAAGACCATTATTATTACGTCATACGCAGTTGGGCAATAGTTGACGGCACGTTGCGCAGCAGGTTGTTAGATTGCAATAAGGTCATAACAACAGCCGAGATAGCGGAGGCCTGCGACTTTTGGAAGATACCGCAAAACGCATTGGGTAGCGGTGGTGCGTGCCGGGTATTTCTAGACGGCAATTACAACACAAACCAAGTGCAGCGTATAGCATTGGAAAACAATTGGATGGTTTTCCGGGGCGATGCCGCCAAAGATTATATGAACAGCGATGGATTTAGGCGCATTTACAGCGACTTAAAACCAGTTGACGCATATGACGGCACAGCAATTAGCCGAGGTGCTAGGGTTGGCCAGTTTTTCTTTAGTAAACAATCGGCCAAAAACAGGCTGAGTTTGATGCGGTCACTTACTGACCACAAGGGCGAACCAATCTGGACGCACGCAGATGACGCAGGCGCAATGTATGAACGCCAGATAAATGCGTGGGCAAAGATTGCCAAAAGCAAGCCAGACGGGTCGGTGTATTATGATTGGATCAACCGGGATAAACATAACGACCACTATTTTGACTGCGAAGCAATGCAGGTGGTATGCGCTGCAATGTGCAAGACACTAGGAACAGAAACCATACAGAATAAAGAAGACGCATGATTTTAAACCGCTTTTTTAGCCAATAAAATAGCGGATAAAATGTATTGACAATGCTTGCCGGGTGTTATTGATTAGCGACCTAACCTTAATAATAACAATAACCAATAAATAAAAATGCAATATTCTGTTTTAACCATTGAAGGAAACGAAAACACACGCCGCTTTTATAGCACTTACGCCTTAGCAAACGCTGTTGCGTTAGAAGCAAAAACTGGCGTTCGCTTTCATTATGCAGACGGAACATATATTGACCAAATATAAAAAACAAGCATAGCAACCCAACAAACCCCGAAAGGGGTTTTTTTTATGCCTGTATAGCGACTTGGCATAAGTTGACAATTTATCGTCAATAGTTAAAAAGAAGGCACATGAGAAGCCTTCTGTTTGTTATATGGATCAAATCGTCTAAGGACGCAGCAACTGCCTTGTCTATTATTGAGACATTGGCATTAGGTGAATTTGACACGCAAAGCAGAGGAGGCGCACGCATGGTGTCTGCTAATGTAGCAGGCAAACAATTCCAATACGAATTGCCGCCAGATTGGTCGGCATCTGATTTCATTGAGCAGTTGCGATTGCTCTACAAGGTTGTCACAACAGGCGGTGCATCTGGCGGTCAAATGACCGATGCCGAGATGGAAGCATACGTTGTTGATGCTGATAACCAAGTCACCAATGTCACCAAAGCACGTTTTGCTGACGAAGCCGGAGGAAGATACCAATAATGGCAACAAAACCTATAAAACTAGTGCCAAAGCTTAAACAGCTAGCATCCGGGGTGACTTCATTTTGGGGTCGTGGAGGAACAAACGAATTTTATCCCGGTGGGGCTGACGATCAGCGCAGGTTTGGTCGTGGCAAGTTAGCCAAAGACATTGCTGAATTAATGCTAGAGCATCGGCAAAAGATGTTGCTAGGTGACAGCCGATATATTTACCAAGCATTTTCAACTGTAAGCGGTGCGGTTAAACAGAAGGCTAATTACGTTTACGGCAACGCTTGGAAGTTAAAAAGTTACAGCAAGGACAAAGAATTTGCTGAGGCCGTAGAACAAGACTTTATGCAGATTGACCGCTTGTTAGATACACGTGGCACACAATTTTCATTTAAAAAGTCTGCATGGCTTGGGTCAAAAACTATTGATGTTGATGGCGACTATTTCATTTTACTTACAGAAAACGCAGATACTGGCTTTCCCAAGCTGCAATTTTTAGAGGCACACCGAGTCGGCTCATTTGGTCAACATGGCGAAAACACAGTTAAGTCTGGCCGTTATCGTGGCTTGCGTATTTTTGCAGGCGTTATTGTTGACGAGTTTATGCAGCCAGTTGCATACCGGGTGCAAGACGAAAGCGCAAAAGACGGTCACAGAGATGTAAATGCTAACAGCATCATTCATGTTGCCGACTTAGAATGGTTTAGCCAAAGCCGAGGTCAGCCGTCAATTGCTGCCGCAATACTTGACTGGTATGATTTAGCAGAAACTAGAGATGCAGAAAAGATTGCCGAAAAGGTAAACAGCGCACTTACGCTTGTTGAGTCTAACGAAACCGGGCGTGCCGATATGGGCAATAGCATTGTAAATCCACAGCCCGGTGGTGACGGCCGCTTGCAGACACAATTGATGGATAGCGGATTGATACGCTACATCAAAAATGGCGGCTCACTTAAAGCACACCAAAGCAATCGACCAAGCGACCAATGGCTTAACTTTACCAAACTTGTTGAGTCATCGGCATTTTACGCACTTGGCTGGCGCAGGGAGATGTTAGATTCATCTGCTATTGGCGGTGCAGGCGTGCGTGGTTTTGCGGCCGACATTAACAAATCAATTGTTAATCGTTGCGAACTATTGCAGACCGCAATGAAACGTGCGGCTATTTACGTTATCAGCAAACGTGCGCAGCAAGGCATTTACGACCTGCCAGAAGATTGGTGGAAAATTGGATTTAGCAAGCCAGCGCACTTTACTGTTGATGAAGGGCGTATGCGTGCTGCCGACATAGCCGATCTGCGTGCAGGGCTGACGACAGAAGATGCCATTGTTGAGGCACGTGGCGTTGATTATGAAGATATGGTGCGCCAGCGTGCTGCAAATTTACTTTTGAAGAAACAAATTGCCGAGGAAAATGGATTGAACCCAACAGAGCTAGGCACAACTGCTATGCCGGGTGATCCAATTGAATTGGTAGAAGAAGAAACTGGCGAAAGCCAACAAGAATCTAACGAAACTCAATCGGAGGAAAATTAATTATGGAACAAACCACAACCAAAACATGGTATGCAATTGAACAAGAAACTAATGCCGAGGGAGATAAATCTGCTAAGGCCGAAATCTTTGTTTATGACGAAATTGGTGGCTACGGCATCGCAGCTACGCAATTTATCCAAGACCTTGAAGGACTTGGGGAAGTAGATCAAATTGACTTGCGCATCTCGTCACCGGGCGGCTCGATCATTGAAGGCAACGTAATTTATAACGCAATCAAACGTCATCCAGCTAACGTGACTGTCTATATTGACGGCATGGCAGCAAGCATGGCATCTGTCATCGCAATGGCAGGTGACGAAGTTATTATGGCTGATAATGCTTTGCTTATGATTCACAATCCTTGGACTGTAAGCATTGGCGACAGCGAGCAACTGCGCAAAGACGCTGATCTTATGGACAAAATGAAGTCTGCAATCATTAATGCTTACAGCCGTAGCAATTACAGCGAGGAAGAACTCGAAGAATTGATGAACGCTGAAACTTGGTTTACTGCCGAGGAAGCACTTAATGCCGGATTCATTGACGGCACAACCGAAGGTCTTAAAGCAGCCGCATCAATCAGCGAGTTGGCAGCCTGCGCAGCACAAGTTGGCGCAACTTTGCCAGTTGAGAAGATTGTTGCTGGCGTTGTTACCAAATACGAAACGCAAATTGAAGATTTGGACGACCAATTGTTTGAAGCAGCTAGCGACCTTAAAGCAAAAGACTTACTTGTAGAAGCAAAGGACGCTGAAATCAGCGTGTTGCAAAATTCTGTAAATGAGTTACAAGCTAAAGCAGAAGACATGGAAAAAGCACACGCAGAACAATTGTCAGAAGTCAGCGAAGTAACCACACAAGCAGTAGCAAGTGCGGCTGCCGAGTTGATGGCATTGCAATCTGCCGAAGCTGTTGCCGAAGCATCTAACGAAACTGAACGACCAGTTGACGCAGACAACTTTTGGGATGAATACCGGGCAATTGGCAAAAGCCAAGGACTGGATGCCAAAAATAAGTGGTATGCCGAAAACAAGCATCGTCTCAACAAATAACTTTCACGCCAAGTGAATCTAACAAACTAACCAAAAAATATTATGGCTAATACAATCGCAGGGGCAAATCTTGCCGAAATCGCACAGGAAAGCTTGGCTGGTCTAAGCTCTCTTTTCGCACCATTGAGTGCGCTTACAACTGACTTCTCGTCTGACATCCAAGGTGCAGGCGAAAGCGTCACAACTCGTTATCCGACCAAACCAACTGCTGCCGATATGTCTGCTGGTATCAAAACTGCATCTGCCGATGTAGCAATGACTGCCGCAACTGTTACTCTTGACCAGCATTATGGTTTCACCTACGGCTTCACCGATGTTGAGCGCAGCAAGTCTTCCATCAACCTTAACGCACTTTTCATCGAGCCTGCTCTTCAAGCACTTGGTGACAAGGTTTTTGGTGACATCTGGAATCTTATCACAGTTGCCAACTTTGGAACTGCACAAGTTATCACCGCAGCCAACTTTGATCGTGACGACCTTGCCGACCTTAGCGCAACGCTGACCGAAACCAAGAAAGCACCACAAGGTGGCCGTTCTGTATTCATGAACCCAACCTATTACGCATCGCTTGTTAAGACTCTTAACAGCGCAGAGATTCCCGGTATCACCGAGGAAAAGCGTGAAGGTATCGTGCCACGTGTTGCTAAGTTTGACGCATACGAAACCGATCTGGCTGACGCAAATGGTGAAAACCTTGCTGCCTTCGCTTTCCAGCGCAACTCGCTTCTTATGGCTGGTCGCAGCGTTGACACCGAGCTTGCCGAGCAAGCTGGTATCGAAGTTGAAAATGTAGTTATTCCCGGTCTTGGCATTCCTGTCCAATTCCGCAGATTCTACGACAATGACGGCATTCTCTACTACAACTGCAACCTTCTTTACGGAGTTGCTAAGGGTGTAGATTATGGCGTTCGTGTAACGACTGCTTAAACCTTAATTTAAAGCCGCTCTGGTCAAAAGCTAGAGCGGCTTTTTTTAACCCAATTTTATTATGTTCAAACCATCAGCCACATTACACAAATC